CTCAGGAATAGTCATCATTCGTTACCCTAACACCTATAAATACATTGCATCAACGTATCCTGCAATTACAGGAACAGGAAATACAATTGCTGTTGTAGGTAATTGGGTTGTTTGTACATTTATTGCGTCAGGCTCAATTACTTTTTAAAGATACATCATGGCAACTAAATTTATTCAAAAGGCAATCAAGCATCCCGGCGCACTTCGCAAGGAGCTTGGTGTTAAAGAAGGCAAAACGATTCCTGCAAAGAAGTTAGCCGCCGCTGCAAAAAAACCCGGGAAACTGGGGCAGCGTGCAAGGCTGGCTGAGACGCTCAAAAGCTTTAAGAAGTAATGGATCCAATTACCATCTTTGCGGCTTGTAAGGCAGCACACGCAGGAATCAAAGAATGCGTGGAACTCTACAACGAGTTCAAGCAAGATGGTAAAGATCTATCAGGAATAGTCACCGACATCAGTCAGCATTTGGGTAAGTTCTTCACGCACAACGAGGAGTTCAAGGTTGCTGAGAAGGAAGCCCAAAAGGTTCCTTTACCCAAAAATATATCCATCAACGAAGAGGCAATGAACCGAGTTCTTCGTCAAGAGCAGATGACTCAGATGGAAACTGAATTGCGTGAAATGATTATTTATCAGGTTGGAATGCCCGGTCTTTGGTCAAAATTCACAGAAATGCGTGAGATTGTGCGTAAAGAGCGAGAAAAAGTCGAGCGTGAGCAAAAAAAGCTGTGGCAGAAGCTACGTACAAACGTAGACTTCTTATTCAAAAATACCAAGTTCAAGCCACAATATACGCTGCAATTTTGATTCTTGTGCTTGAGTTTGTTGGGCTGATGTATTACGTACATACTGAGTATCAGAAGTCTAAGTATCATTTGGGGGACAAATAATGTTGACATTACTAAGCACTTTAATATCTTTTTTGATGGGTGGACTGCCCAAATTGCTCGACTTCTTTCAAGACAGGAGCGACAAAGCCCACGAGCTTGATCTTGCTAATCTACAAATTCAGCGTGAACTAGAGATGCGTAAAGCTGGGTTTGAGGCGCAAGAACGAGTGGAGCAAATTCATACTGAGCAGATGCAGATACAGGCTGAATCAGCCACTCAACAATTTAAACTACAGGAGAGGCAAGCCCTTTATGCTCACGACATAGCAATAGGCCAAGGAGCCTCTACATGGGTGATTAACGCTAGAGCAATGGTTAGGCCAGCCCTGACTTACGGGATGTTTCTCCTTTTGGTATTTGTAGATGTGGCAGGTTTCCTGTATGCTTGGCATAGCAACGTACCATTTAACGATTGTTTGGATCAGTTATGGGACAACGACACCCAGTTAATCTGGGCATCCATCGTTGCCTTTTGGTTTGGCTCTCAGGCGTTTGAGAAGAAATGAACGTATCTGATAGAGCTATTTTAGTTATTAAACACCACGAAGGGGTTCGGTTTAGACCGTATAGATGCCCCGCTAAACTGTGGACAATAGGAGTAGGTCATGTTTTATACCCAGATCAAGGCAAAATTCCTCTCGATCAAAGAGATGGCTATCAACTTAAAGAACAAGATAATAAACAGTTTAGCCCCGAAGAAGTAGATGGAATTCTTAAGTTTGACCTTGACCGATTTGAGCGAGGTGTGGAGAAGCTTTGCCCGATACCCCTTACACAAGGGATGTTTGATAGCCTTACTTCTTTTAGTTTTAACGTGGGACTGGGGACACTCCAGCGTTCAACGCTTCGTCAGAAATTGCTTAGAGGCGATAAAGCGGGTGCGGCTGAAGAACTCTTGAAGTATTGCATGGCTGGGGGTAAAATCCTCAAAGGGCTACAGAATCGTCGCATAGACGAGCGTGCCATGTTCTTAGCATAGGAATATCATGCCATTACAGAAAGTCGTTTTTAAGCCGGGCGTTAATAGAGAAAACACTCGCTATACAAACGAGGGTGGCTGGTATGAGTCCGATAAAGTGCGGTTTCGTCAAGGCACGCCTGAAAAGATTGGTGGGTGGACGCAGTATTCCGTATCAACATTTCAAGGTGTATGCCGACTACTTTGGAATTGGGTTGATTTAAGTAACACCATTTACCTAGCAGTTGGTACAAACTTAAAGTTCTATATTACATCAGGTAATTTGTACTATGATATTACGCCTATCCGCACAACGGTATCATTACCCAACAACCCTTTAGCTACAGATACTACAACAAATTCTTCGGGTAGCACAACCGTTACTGTTACTACTACTGCGGCACATGGTGCATTGGTCAATGACTTTGTAACTATATCAGGCGCTACTGCGGTTGCGGGGGTTACAGTCAGTGGTTCATACCAGATCACAAATATTCCATCTGCCACAACATTTAAAATTTTAGTAACAGGTACAGCGTCTACCAGTACATCGGGTGGCGGCGCGTCGGTTACAGCAGTTTTTCAAGTCAACACTGGCCCTGCATACCAAGTGCCTTATAGTGGATGGGGCGCAGGTTCTTGGGGGCAATACGGCACAACTTGGGGTAATGGCGGTACTTCTGTAGCTGATATACAGTTATGGAACGCTTATAACTTTGGTGAAAACCTACTCTTTGGCCCTCGTGGTGGCGGTCTTTATTACTGGAAAGCATCTGGTGGCGTAAATACTCCGGGTGTTTTATTGTCCAGTTTAGGTGGTGCAGTTACTTTTACCAATGCATCTCCAACTGTAGTTACATTTACTATTCCTTTAACTGAAACCACAGCCGTTCAATTTAACACCACAGGGTCAATGCCATCAGGCGTAACTGCTGGGGCAACTTATTATCTTTTTAATGTACAAGGGTTAACTGCTAATCTTTTAGATACTGGCGGTAATATTGTTAACACAACTTCAACGGGTTCCTCATGCTACATATCTAATTTGGTAGATGTACCTGTTAAACAAAATTACATCATTGTCTCTGATACATCTCGGTTTGCAATTGTATTTGGGTGCAATGACTACGGATCAATCGTGCTCGATCCTATGCTGGTTCGTTGGTCTGACCAAGAAAATCCCTACGAATGGTCACCTGATGCAACTAATCAAGCGGGTAGTATCCGTTTGTCTCACGGTTCACAAATTCAAACAGCCATTCAAACTCGTCAAGAGATTGTGATCTTTACCGATCAAGCACTGTATTCCATGCAGTATGTGGGCGCTCCTTTCTATTGGAAAACCCAGCTTCTTGGGGACAACATTTCTGTTATGGGGCAAAATGCTGTAGCCCTTGCGTCTGGTATTGTGTACTGGATGGGTAAAGAAAAGTTTTATATGTACGATGGTCGCGTACAGACGCTTGACTGTGATTTACGTAAATTTATTTTTAATAACCTTAACCAATCTCAAAACCAACAGGTTTACTCCAGCACGGTGGAAGCTTTTAATGAGGTTTGGTGGTTCTATTGTTCTGGCACGAGTACAACAATGGACAGCTATGTGGTCTATAACTACGTTGAAAAGCTCTGGTATTACGGCACAATAAATAGGACTGCATGGCTAGACTCTGGCTTATATGTTAACCCTATTGGAGCTACGATCAATAGCTCTGGCAACAACAAATTGGTCTTTCAAGAAAGCGGTGTTGATGACAACGAAACAGGTACTCCAGCAGGTATTAATGCCTACATTTCTTCATCAGAGTTTGATATTGGAGATGGGCATAATTTTGCTTTTGTGTGGAGAATTCTTCCTGACTTGACGTTTTCAGGCTCTACGGACGGCACAAGTCCAGAAGCCACAATGACTCTTTATCCCATGTACAACTCAGGTTCAGGTACAAATAATCCAAGGTCAAATATAGCTTACAGCGTAAATCTAAGTGCAAACCCTGAGACATTTACAGGTGAAGTCTATACACGGGTGCGTGGGCGGCAGCTGATTATCAAGATGGAATCCACCAAAGTAGGCACAACTTGGCAGTTGGGAGCACCAAGGCTAGATATTCGCCCTGATGGACGCAGATAAATGGCAACACAACCTATTCTTAATCCACCTGTACCAAGCCTACCTTTAGGTACGGAGCAGTATGAACGTCAATACCAAGATCAGTTTGCCAACATCTTGCGTTTGTACTTTAACCAGCTTAACAATGCTTTAAGTACGCTTCTTGGGACTACTGGGGGTAAGTACTTACGCAACCCTTACGGGGCGTTTTCTAGCTATACAACTCAGTCAACCACAGCCAACACCGCAACGCTTCTTACGCTGTCTACCACAGACTTTAGTGCAGGGGTCAGCATCAGCTCATCCAAGATCATTGTGGAAAGTGCGGGCATCTATAACCTTCAATTTAGCGTGCAAGTACAGAACTTAGACAGTGCTCCTCAAGATATGTATATCTGGTTGCGTCAAAACGGCACAGACATTGCAGGCTCTACAGGTGTAATAGGACTCCCAGCCCGCAAATCTGCGGGTGATCCTTCCCATGATATCAAAGGTTGGAATTATTTCTTAAGCATGGCGGCTGGGGATTACATACAGATTTATTGGTCTCCAACCATAGCAACTTTTACTATCCCCACATACGCGGCTTCGGGTACGCCCACTAAACCATCCACAGCTTCGGTTGTGGCCACAATGTCATTTGTGTCAGCGCCTTTAGCATGATAAACTCTAACTTATTTACGGA